ACGAAGCGCACGCCCGCGATCTTGCCGATCTCGTTGTTGTACATGTGCTCCGGGGAGGTATACTTCTGCCACTCGACCCAGTTCGGATCGCTCATGAGGTCGTAGGCGATGTCGGGATGGATGATGCCGACGTAGTCGCCGCCCTGCAGCGGGCGCGCGTTCTGGTTCTTCAGGGCGCGGACCGCCTTACGGATCGCGGTGACGGTGAGGTAGTCGTTGCCGGACTGGGCGCCGCCGACGAGGGACGCGCGGGAGGTCTTGGCGCCCTCGGCGAACTGGACGTTCGTGCCGCCGGCCAGGACCTCGCGGGTGATGGTATCGAGCGTGCGCGCCGCCTGGTCCGCGATGAGGCGGGTGGCCTCCATCAGGGTGTTGTCGATGGCGGTCAGCATCAGCATGTCGCTGAGCGTGACGTAGCCGCCGTACTGGGCGACGGTCGCGTTCAGAACGGACATGTTGAGGTTCTGGCCGTCCGGGGTGACGCCCTCGGTGAGCGGCGTGAGCTGCTTCGGCAGGCTGTCCCACTTGCGGAACTCGATGGTCTTGCCGCCGTTCTTTGGGATCGGGTGCTTCTGGCCGAACTGGTCGTGTACGAGCAGGGGCTCCGCGAGGCGGATGAGGTAGTTCGAGTAGAACGTCTTCATCTCGCCCGACAGGTCGTTGCCCGTAGACGCGTCGGTCGTGGTGTTGGTGTTGAGGTCCCCGTCAAAGAGGTTCAGGACCAGGACGGGGTAAAGCATAAGTTTCGTGAGCATTGTCTTTCTCCTTTCGTGCTGTTCGGCACGCGGAGCCGTCAGAATTCGATCTTCTCTCCGCGCGCAACTCTGCGGGCGATCTCGTTGAAGTCGTCAAGCGTGAGCTTGCTGGGATCGCTCTTGGTCATAGCTGCTGCACTCTGGGAGGTTCCGTTCTCTGCGGGCCGGGACCCCTTCGCGCGGATGTTGTCCACCACGCGCTTCTCGGTGACCTTGCTCGCAGCCTGGGCCGTGCTCTCCATGTACCGGTCGAAGTACTTGGCCTTGTAGGCCTGTTCCATCGTGACGCCGGGTGCGTTGAGCAGTGCGGTGAAGTTCGGGTCGGAGAGCTCCGCGCGCAGGTCGAAGTCCGGGAATTTCGCCTTGAGGCCCTGCGCCTCCTGGTACCACTGCTCGGCCTTCTGCCGGCTCTGCTCCCTGCGGATGTCCTCCTGCCGCGCTTCCCGCAGCCGGGCGTTCTCCGCCTGCATCCGGGTGTACTCCCTGTACTGCTGCGTGCTCATTCCGGCCTCGTCCGCCGCCTTGCTCCACATGTCCTCGTCGTTCTCGACAGCCTTCGTGAGCTTGGAGAAGTCCGTGTCGTCCGTGATGCCGTAGCGGGCGCTGAGCATGTCCGCGATGCCGCGGAGCTTGCCGTTCTCCGTCTCGGCCTGCTTGGCTTTGGCGAAGCGCCGGTTGATCATGTCCTGCGTCTTGGCGGTGTAGATGTCCTTGTACTCGTCGGAGTTGATGAGCTCCTCGAACCGGGCCTGTCTTGCCTCCAGAGTGTCGTTCGCGCCGGCAGAAGCGCTGTCCGTTGTGCTCGCGGCGTCCGAGCCCTGCGCGCCCTCGGTCGTCTTGCCGTAGACGACTTTGGCCAGATCGCCCGAAGTGCTCACGGCGGCGGAGCTTCTGGTGTTCTCGCCCGTGGTCCCCGCATCTGCACCTGCCCCTGCATCTCCGTCGAACAGACAAAGATCGATGCGCGGGAAAAGCAGAATTCTCATGCTGTCTCCTTTCGCGGTACGAAGCGCCGTGTCGCTGTTTGTCCCACCGTATCAGACGGCGGATGAAATCTCGCCAAACTTTTGAAAAATTTTTTTATTTTTCTTCGATCGTTCCGATCTCCACGCCCTCCGGCCCTGTTGTCCGGACGTGCTCGGGATCGCCGGCGCCGATCTGGTGGAACCCGCACATGGCGAAATCGAAGGCCGACGCCGCACGGCTCCCGCCGGTGAAGCGCAGCAGCGCGTCGCCCGGCTGCAGCCGCTCCCCCAGGATCACGACCCCGGCGTTGTGGAGGTAGACGGCGATCGTCGTCAGCAGCGTGCTGACCGCGGCGCAGGCCTGGACGCTGCCGGTCGCGTGTCCCTCGGCCCGGATCTCGTAGGTCCTGCCGTCTCGCTTCAGCGTGACGGTCGTCATCTGGCGCCCGCGTTCATGTTCGGCGCGCTCCTGGCGGCGAGCCGCTGGCCGTAGGAGGTCATCGGCGTCTGCGCCCGTGCGGCCTGTGCATCGATGCCGGCGCTCTTCGGGGCCTCCTGCGGCGCCTCGCGCTGCGGTTCCGGTCCCGCCGGCGGAGGCGGCGCCATCCCGCCGCCGGTGAGCTGCTGGACGATCCCGCTCATCTGCTGGAGCTGCGCCTGGAGCTGACGGCAGATGTTGAGCAGCGTCTGCCCCTGCTGCACCTGCTCACGGACCTTGTCGATGCCCTCAAAGTCCATCATCTCCAGCGCCATGAGCGCCTCCTGCGCCCGCTCCGGGTTGAAGAAGCCCATGCCGTAGAGCTCCTTTGCACGCTCGTTCATCTCCATGCGGGAGAACGGGTTCTTCTTCTGGGCCTTGATCTTGAGATCGAACACCGGATGCCGGAACATCATCTGCCCGTTGATCTGCCCCATCTCCTGGTCGCGGATCCCGGCGTTGCTGAACGTGACGAACTGATAGCCCATATCGTTCGGCGCGACGATCCGGAGAGCGCGCTGCTCGGTGTAGAACTGGCGCATCAGCTCGATAACGAGCCGGTCGATCCGGGAGAAGGCGCGGTAGCTGCCGGAGATCATGTCGCGGGAGGTCTTGTTGCCGGCCTCCTGCAGCGCGGAGATCGCCGCCGCCGCGGTGACGCCTGCGGCGGACCCGCCGGAGTTGACGTCGCGGTTGTTGCTGGTCTCCTTCATCTCGTCGATCTTCATCTGGACGATGGACGGATAGATCCCGGAGAGCGGCTGCGTGATGATCTCGCGGATCCGCGTGTCGTCGATCGGTCCCTCGACGTGCACCAGGCGCTTCGTCCAGTCGTCGAACTCCTTCTCGTTGACGCCGGTGCTCGACGAGACGAAGAACCGCTTCTTCGTCGTCATCTCCGCGTTCTCCAAAATATTCGCGGAGAGCTTGTCTATGAACATCTGCGGATCGCGGCAGATCGAGACGTAGCCGAACCCGACCGGCGTCCCCTTCTCCGGGAACAGGCAGTCGATCACGACCGGATACAGCCCGTGGTCATAGAATCCGCGGCCACGGTACTGCGGGTCGTTCTCGCTGGCGAACAGCAGCACGTCGTTGACGAACTTGACGTAGTGCAGCAGCGTGCGCCCGTCCGGGCTCCGGACCTTGTAGTACCAGTCCACGACGACGGCCTTGTCGCTCGTGTCTACGTCGTCGTCGTAAACGTACTTGGCGACGTCGATGACCTGGCCTCCCATCCTGCCGGCGTGCTCCGGATACTGCCGGTCGAGCGTGTCGGTGTCCACCAGGTCCACGATAAAGAGGTTGCGGCTGTCCTGGATGTCCGTGACGCCCGGCTCCCAGAAGAGCTTCAGCAGGTCGACCTGCTTGACGTCCACGTCCCCGACGCCGTTCTCCTTCTCCGAGTTCCAGAGGACGCCGTACGCCGCGGTGCCGTGCTTCAGCAGCTCCCAGCAGCAGTCGTCGTAGGTCTGCTCGAATTCGTTCTGCTCCATGACGACCGGCACGATGGAGCTGAGCAGCTTCGCGCTCTGCTCGTCGCTCTGCTCGCGCGGCAGAACGAGCGCCTTTGGGATGTTGTCCATCATGTCCGCGTGCTTGCTGGCGATCGTGGAGAACAGCCAGCCGCTCGTCGGCTCCGGTGCGCTGTTGGCCGGCGCTTTTCTCCTGATGACCTCCCAGTGCTGCTGCTTGAACCAGAGCTCGTCCTGGATGACGCGCTGCTCCAGGTTGGCCTTCCCCTGCTTGTAGCGCGTCAGCAGCTCCGCGCCGCGTGCGATGTCCTTCTCGGTGATCATCGCCTGTCCGTCGCGCTGCGTGAGCAGGGCGGCTGCGAGTTTTTCGTCCATAGTCTCCTCCTACATTGTCTTCCGGTACCAGGCGTACCGGTCGTATGTCTTGTCCTGCGTTTCGAGCGGGTTGTACGGCAGCGTCTTTGCCGCTGCCGGCGCCGGCGGGTTGTAGGGCCGCGCCATACAGACGTACCGCGCCTCGTCCGCGATGTGGTCCTCCAGGTCCGTGTCCACGTCCTCCACCTTCGTCGCGTCGTAGGTGAGCATCGGCACCGTCCGGAGGAACCCCCGGCAGGTGCGGAAGACGTAGAGCATCGGGATCCCGTTGTCGTCGAATTTCATCCGGTAGTGCATCTGCATCCACCCGGCGATGCGGGCGTTGTCCCCCGGCTCGAAGTAGACGCCCTGCCTGCAGGCCATCTCGTACACGCTCTCGCCGCGGGATGCGTCCCAGATCGACGGGTCCGCGACGCCGGTGATCTGCCGCCCCTTGAGCCAGCGGTGCTGCTGCTCCACGCTGCGGATCTCCCGGAAGATCTGGTCGGGAGGCCAGCGCACGCCGGTGTTCGGCTCGTCCGTGCAGCCGTAGAGCTCCAGGATGCGGTACAGCCTGTCGTCGTGGTCGCAGGCCCACCAGCCGCAGGAGAACGGCTTCGCGTAGCCGAAGTCGAACCCGCGGTAGATCTTCCAGTCCGCCGGCACCTCAAACGGCTCGATGACGTGCGTCCACGTCCGGTCGGCGTAGTGCTGCGGATCGTCGGTGAACTCCTCGAACACGGCGCCGCCCTCGATGCCCCACTCGCCCAGGCCGGCGACGCGGTAGCGATTCGGGTTGCTGCGCTCCATGTCGGCGAAGTAGGCCCGGTCCTCCTCGCTCAGCCACTCGTTGCACTGGTAGGTCGTCGTGATCGCCAGCGTCTCCGGATCCGGGTCGTCGAAGAACCGGCGCTTGATCCAGGTGTTCGCGCTCCACGGGTTGAAGGTCAGCGTGACCTGGCGGAAGTATCCCTCCGGCAGCTCGCCCATCATGCCCTCGATCGCGGTGTCGAAGTCCTCCTCCCGCTCGATCTCGTAGGCCTCCTCCACCCACGCCCAGCAGAGGCACCCGACGTCCACCGTGATCGACGTGAGCTTCAGCGGATCGTCCAGGCCGCGGAAGAAGATGTGCTGCCCCGTCGGCTTGTAGATCGCCTCCATCGGCGAGACGTTGAACTGCCAGAGGTCGTACACGCCGAGCCGCAGCGCCGCCCACTTGAGCTGCCGGAAGCAACTGTCGCGCAGCGTGTTCGCCACCTTGCGGATCACCAGCGTGTTCGCCAGCGGCATCTTCATCATGTGGTAGATGATCCAGAGCGCCGTCGTCGTGGATTTCTTCGAGCGCCTGGAGCCCTTCACCGCGCGCCATCGCCCGCGCCATTCCCAGAACTGCCGGTAGCCGCGGCCCACGATCTCCGGCAGGCTGATGATCTGCTGCATATCAGTCGGGCAGGCAGTCCCCGCCCACGAACACGACCTGCGGGATGTTCTTCGCGTCCAGGTCCACCGACTGCTTCGGCAGACCGTACACGCGGTTGAGGATGATCTCCGCGGCCCGGATCCGGTCGGCGTGCCGCGCGTTCTCGTCGTTTGTGATGGCGACGAGCGTCTTCACGGCGCCCGGCGTCGCCGCGGCAAGCATCTCCTTGACGTCCGCCGGCAGCTCCCTGCGCCCGCCGGTCTTGTTGCCCGGCAGGAACCGTCCTGTCTTCGGATCTCTCGCCGCCGGCTTATCCTTCTGCTTTCCTTTTGACGGATCTTTTTTCATCCGGCCCTCCTCCTTTTTCCCCACCGTAACAAAAAGCATCGGGGAAGTCGCCAAACTTCCCCGAAAAATATTTTCAGATCTCCTCCACGACGACCTCGACGCCGTCTCCGTCCCAGTACTCGCTGATCTTCCGCCGGTAAAACCGCTTGCTGTCCTCCTGGAGCAGCCAGCCCTTCATCGCGTCGACGATGTACTTCTCGATCACGGCGTGGTTGTCGACGTCCATCCTCGTGTTGTGGCGGAAGGTGATCTGGACCGGCCTCTCGCAGCACCGGTGCGGGATCCCTGCCCTGCTCATCGCCGCCCGGACCAGCCAGTGCATCTCGTCCGCGTCCCGTTTCCGCTCCGACCAGTGCTTGCCGGCGTAGTACGAATTCAGCCCGAAGCGCCTGCAGTAGGCCGGCATGTTCTTCGGATACGGCACGGCAAAGGAATACTTATGCTTTGTCTTTTCCGTCCTGCTTCGCCTTCTTCCTCCAGGGGCAGGTCCAGAGCGGCCCCATGTGTGTACAGTCCGGCGCCCTGCACTTCTCGCACTGCTCGTCCGGCCACCGGTCCGGTCTCTCACCGGTCGTCTCGATGTGGTGCGTCCCCTTCCTCGCCATCACTCTGCCTCCTGTTGCAGTAAATCCATCTGACCGTCAAGCGGCTGTTCTGGCGGCTTCGGCGTACCGCTATGTCGAAGCGTTCTTATAATTTCCGT